GCAGCGGAAACTCCACCAGAAGCAGCGGCTGACGAGGCGGTTGCGACAGGTGGGGAAGATGCTCCATCCCCTGATGGCCCTGATGCAGCCGCCTCACCTATTGAGACGTCACCAACAACAGAGCCACTAGACGGTGCAGCACCAGAAGCAGAGGGTTTCCCTGAATTTAAGTATCGCTCAGATGCCCAGCGCGACAGTGTTCGCAGCCTACTCGAACAGGCCGAACTCAGCGAGTACGACCTGTCTGTTATGGTGTCCAATGGCGAAATCAAAGTCAGCAAGCGTGGGAATGTATTAACCCAGCAAAGCGTCAAAGACCTACGCGCCAAACTCAAGCCTACCATTGACGAACTGGCTGCAAGAAAAACAGACGACGAGCTACCATCAGCGGCTGGCCCTGACCCCGTAGCGGTCGAAACTCCTGCACCAAAGCAGGACGTATCTACCGATCCACTGCGTGGCCAAGCCCTGTTCGCTGGCATTGACCCGAACGGCATCACGCCACCCAAGCGCAGCAAGACTGGCAAGGTCACAAAAGCGCAGGTCAACAAAGCCATTGCGGCACGCGCACCAGACGCGGAGCCTGACGCATATGCAGCACAGGTTCGCCAAGAGCTAGACGATGCACTTGATCTTATCGGTGCAGAGGAAGACCTCGACGCATTGCGCCAAGCCGTAGCAATGCTTGCCCGCTCATCGAAATCAGAAGACGCAGACATTCTGGCTCTGTTCGATCACCTGACCGACATCATGCCAGACGATGGCCCAGAAGTATCTCTTGGCTCTATCGACTTTACCAAGACGGAAATCAAAAAGATTGAGCGTCGTGCGAAAGAACTTCGTCGTCAACAGCCTGGGATGGGCGCCGATCTTGCGACAGAAATTGCGACAGGCGAGATCAGAGCGCAACGCGGTGCCGATACCCAAGCGATCCGTGGCACAGGCGACAGCATCGAAGACGCAAAGAAGTTCACAACTGCTGGACGCAACGTAGCTGGCCGCATCCAAGGCTTCCTACGCCGTGGCACCCCCATTGAGAAAGGCAGCGAATACACAACAACTCGCGACATGCGCGTGAAGCGCAGCGAGTTTGGCTTCGAGGCCGCTCTTATCGAAGCACGCAGCGGCAAGGGTCCAGACGTCGTGGCGTACACCACACTTGGCCCAGAAACTATTATGACCCGTACTGGCAAGGTGCAGGTTCCAAAAGGCACCGTCGCATATGCAGACGGTTACACCCGCCGTGCCTATGACAGCATGGAACTGGCACTTGAAGCGCGTGGCGATGGCCGCAAAGACCGCTCGATGCCTAAAGTTACGGATACAGGTCCAACGCAGAACAACATCAAGAAACTTCTCGACGAGTTCGGCGATGATCCAGAGGCATTCCGCCGTGCATTGCAGGCGGTTCGCGACGGAGGAACGACAGCCAAGGCACCAGCTATCGAAAAGTTGCCACTGGTTCGTGGCGCAAAGCTGGCAATCGCCAAGCACAAAACTCGCAAGGGCAAGAACGGCGGTCCACTTATCCGCATGGTCGACCCCAAGCAGGCAGACGCTGGAAAGAATATCTCTGCGGTTCTGGGAAAAGACTTAGACGGATGGGAAGTAAAGTATGCAGATCGCAGCCGCTTTACCAACAATCCCAAGAAACTGCGCGACCTATGGGAAGCAACATCTGACGATGCACGCGCGGAAATGGAAGGCATCCCACCAGATGCCGCACTAAACGAAGCTGGCTACGAAACAAGTCTTGGCCGCCCGATGAACCAAGTCGAGGCGCATTATATAGAGATCACAGCCGACACGACGCTGACCGAGAAAGAAACAGCGGCGATCCTATACGCAGCGAAGAAGGCAGACCACGTCAAAAAGATCGACGAGGTCACTGTAGCGGACGTTCTTTACTATGAGATGGCTCTGAACAGCACACGCTGGCAGAAAAATATCAATGAACACCGTGCAATCGGCGAGGCGATCAAGTCACTCAACGACGTTATGAGCCGTGTCGCACCTGATGGCATCAAGTTGCCCAACGAAAAGCGCGTCGACGCTATGCGTAAGCTGGATGCAATCTTCGCAGGTGTTGGCTCTGACGAACTACAGCATGCGCGAGAGTTCATCACACGCATGGGTGGCGACAGAGCGGTAGCGCCTGAACTTCGTACAACCACACCAAGACCCACGATGACGGGAGTGTATGAGTTCGGCATCCCATCTGCATCTAGTGGCGCAACTCGTGTTACCGACTTGGGTGTATCACAGCGTGTTGGCGTCGTCCCGACCCCAGCTAAGATGTATCCGAACCCACGTCTGATGACGTTCTACCATGAGATGGCACACTGGGCGTACTTCAACATTCTGACCCACAAAGATCGTGCCGACTTCTGGACGTCGATGGAAAAATACTACACCGACGACGGCAAGTTAGACCTTGATCTGCTCGTTGCGAGCGTTCCAAAGATCGACGAAAAGGGCGTGCCTCTTACCAATTCGCTCGAAGCACCAGCCGAACTGTTTGCTAACCAGTTCGAAGTCTTCATGGCCAATAAGATTAAAGGCTATGCAACTGCATCCGAGAGCTACTGGCGTCGCGTAACAAACTACATCAAAGCAGTGTTCGACCGCTACTTTGGTGGCGTGATGATCGACCCTGACCTAGAGCCGATGTTCGCAAAAATCCTACCAGACGAGGACAGCGGCGCATTCGCAATGGGCAAAGACGCAGTGGCCAAGACGGAAGCGGGCAAGACCTACAACCGTCGCTACGCACAGATCAAGATGGACCGACAAGACTTGAAGGATGCCATCTTCGATGACAGTCCTGAAGGCATAGTCAACGCATCGCGCACTATCGTCGAAACGCTGCTTACACTGGCACCTCGCGTACACATTGCGATGAAGCGTGGCACAACTGGCACTCTGATGCCGCTAATCCCAATGCGCACCATGATCCGTCAGCGCATTGACGACATCAGCGAAATCCTGTCAGGCAAACCGTTCGACTTTGACGCATACGATAAGGGCGAAATGCCTCGCTGGATGATCGACGAAGGTTTGACCGCCGTCGATGACCCAACGGAAGCCGCAGACATGCTGCGTGACTTCTACTTCAATGGCTATAACGGAAAGTTCCAACCTTCCAACGGCATCCCTGCTGGCCCGAAAGGTCAGCCCATCAACAAGCAGTACACGTCTCTCGAAAAACTGTTCGACATGATGGAGAACCGTTTGGAAGCGGCGTACAAAAAAGCAGAAAGCGGAGACCTACCGCCAGAAGCTACGCCGAAGCTGGATACAGACGTTGAGCCGTCTGAAAGGCCGAACCCAATTAAGCGGAAAGCTGCCAAGAAGAAGCAACGCATCGAGAAAGCAGCGGATGCAGCGGCGGCAGCCGTCACCAAGACGCCCGCAGCCAAGCGCACAAGACGCAATCCAAAGTCTGGCCGCGTCGTTGACCCAGCATTCGCAGAGAGCTTGAAGACAAAAGAGCCAAACGAACTGCGCTCACTGTTCATTGAACACAAAGGCACAGAGCGTGGCGATCAGGTCGCATTCGAGCTTATGCACCGCGTCAAATCGCAACCAGCATCTAGCTACAAAGAGGCTCGCATCACCAAAGAAATCAAGGCGATGAAGTCTGACGAGCTTGAGGCGACATTCCTGAATGGCGTCGAGACTGGCGATGCGAACATGACAAACATGGCGATCACCGAGATGATGCGTCGCCAGATCAACAAACGTCGCAGAAAAGAAGGCTTGCAAATTATCCAGCCTCGCATTCTGAAGCGCGAAATCCTTCAGACAGAGATCGACGACAACGTCGGTCTGGCATCAAGCGATGGTGTGCCGCCCGCAGCGCGTGCATCTGTACGCGAATTGCTAGGTTACATCACGCACCGCGACCCAGAAATTCAGTACACAGCCCGCACCATGGCATATCGGATGCTGAACCTGATGGGCAAAACCTCGCGCAAGACGCTCGGTGAAGCCAATGTGATGACATCCGCAGACCTTGCACGTCTGGCAAACACTGACCCGAACACAGTGGGCAACGCTGCATTTGCAGACTTCCGCGCACCTGAGTTCCAAAAGCTGCGCAGTGACCTACGCCGCATGTCGATTGGCCTGAACAAAGGCAAGACAAACCCATTCGACATCATGCACGAGATTGGCCATGTCATGGTTCGCTCTGGTGTACTGGCAGACGACGAGATCGCAGCGATCCGCGAAGCATACACACTGGCAAACGACACCACCAAGAAGCGTATTCAGAACGCATATGCTGGCAAGTACGGTGGTCGCACTGAAAACCTAGACGATCTGCTCGCAGAAGAATGGTTCTCAGAAGGCTTGGCTTACTACATGGCGGAGCGTGTAGCCAAGGGCGACATCCTCGAAGCAGCACTTGATGGCAACATCGGCAACCTTCGCATGCGCAACTCATTCAGCCGTGCGATGGACAAGATGATTGAGTACATCGCTTACGTCTTAAACGGCATGGTTGGCCGCAACGACATCAAGCAGCAGTATCGCCGTTTGTTCTTGTTCGGCGACATGTTCCAGTCAGACGCAACTCCGCCACTGGCCACAACGATCCGTCGCAAGAAGGGCGTGCATTCTTCATACGCAGCGGATGCTGTGGCTGACCACATTGCGACCAGCCCATCTGCACGTCTGGCGAAGATACGAAACTTCGTCGGTGAAGGTATGAGCTACGACGGAGAAAGCGGCAGCTTCTTAGAGTTCTATCACGGAACTCCGAATGGCTGGGCGTTCAAGCGAAACACTAACCCAGACGTCGTCTTGGCGGGATCATCTCGCGGACAAAAGGGTCCAGGGGTTTACCTAACTCGCTCTGCTGCCGTCGCGTCTGAGGTATACTCTCGCAAGCCGACTTACGAGAACTTGCTAGGTCAGATCAACAGACTGGTTGAGGAAGGCAAGATCGACGAAGAGACATCTGTCTACATGGTTGACGCTGCTCGTGACCTCATCAACACACGTCTGGCTCTATCGAAAGCACGTCGTAAATACTCTGAGTTCACGCAGTTCAACCAAGAGAAAGCGAAGCGTGACCTTATTAAAGAGCGCATCGACTACTTCGTTGACGAGGAACAGGAACTTAACGAGTACCTGATCGAGCGCGGTCTTCTGGTCGAGCCAATGGTTATCCCGACATTCGTGCGTGTGATGAACCCTGCGGACTTCCGCACCAGAACAATCTACCAGCCGAACCAAGCTGGCATCCCATCGCCAATGGCTAAGATATTCATCGACCATGGCGACATGATGCAAATCTTCAGACCGACTGCTCTGGACAGCTTTTCTCGTGATGCGTCTTCACGTCGATTAGACGGCGAGGAAATGTATCAGCGTATCGTTCAACTCTACACCGACAGTGGCTTCAGCAAGGAAGAAGGTCAGCGCATGCTGAACGAAGTCCTTGACGACAATGGCTACGACGGCATTCGCTCTACACACCGCAACAGCCTTGGCATTCAGGGTACAGAGCAGATGCCGAACGGCGACTTCTACGAAGCGTCGATGACTGAGTATGAAGCTCTGACTGTGTTCGACACATCCAACGTCAAGCATGTGGATGCCGACGAGTTTGACGATTTCGACGACCGTCTATTCTACCGTGCCTCTGAGGCTATGCCTCGCGGCACTGCTGGCTCTGTCACTGAAGCGATTATGAACCGCGCCATCGACAAGACATCTGACATCAACCCTGCCTCTCTTGGCGAGGTGATGGAAGGTGACGGCGTGAGTTCGCCAATGACATCGGCAATCATGTCGATGATCCGAGGTCGCAAGCTAGACGTCAAAGAAGAACAAGCGATGCGCAAGACGTCACCGTTCTGGTGGTTACAGTCGCAGTCAACTCGCATGTCTGATCTTGGCGCAAACTGGGTGGCGAAGTGGTATAAAAACAACTTCCCATCCTTGCATCAGAAGTTTGCATCTAAATACTTCCCGATCCACCACCAGCTTCGTGCGCTGCCAGACGCTGACGGCAAGGTCCGCGCATGGGCGCGTGCTGCATCTGGCAACGTCGGGCAGCAACAACCGAAGTCATACCAGCGTATCGTGAAGGCGCTGCGTCGTGGCTACGACAAAGACGGAAACGAAACCCGTTACGTCAAAAACCTCAACGAGCAGGAGCGTAAGGTCTGGAACCAAATCCGTAACGCACTGTCTGCCGAGCGCGATGAGATGATCGCCAAAGGTATGTACGTCGGAGACCGTGGCCCGAACTACCTGCCACAAGTTTGGAACAAGGAGAAAATTCGTGACAACAAGCAAGAGTTTCTTGCCTCAATGGCTGACTACTTCCGCATGGAAAAAACGGCGCATGGTGTTCTCGATTATACTGACGAACAGGCTGCTGATTTTGCGAATGGATTGTTTGAGACTTTGGCTGAAGATGGGGCAGATGGCGTCTTCATTCCGATCCAAGGTGGCTCGCGCAATCCGAAGTTTGACAACGTAGACTTCAGCCGTGTCATCGAACTAGAGAAGTATCCTGCCGCAATGGACAGCCTAGAGAAGTTCCTTGAGGACGATCTCGAAGCATTGCTGGTTAAATACTTCGAAGGTTCATCGCGTCGCATCAACCATGCGGAGCAAATGGGCATCAATAGCCACGCGTTCTACGACTACATTCTGGCCGCAGATGCAGGTCGAGAAGGGATCATCCGCCTGCTGACAACAGCGAAGGACTTCCGCAAGGACATCCGAGCAATCAGCGAGACAGGATACCCAGAATACGCGCAGCTATCAGACGTCGTTCGTATGCCATTCGAAGGCAAAGACGCAGACGCTGGACGCTTCGTCGACGACTTGATGCGCACCCATGCCGAGCAAGGTGAAGGTGCGGCACGCAAGATGCTCGAAACAGTTGCGCCTCGTGACCCAGACGGCAACATCGCTCTGGCTTACAAGCGCCGCTCAGACGCAATCATCGGCGCACTGACTGACTTCAAAGGTCAGAAGGTAAACTGGAAGCCAAGCGACTTTGAGTTCATGGAGAACTCGATGCGCGTCGCAATGAAGAAGCCTCAGACAGGCACTGGCTCTCGCGGCATGATGAACTTCAGCCGCGCAATGCGCAGCTTCAACAGCGTCACTCTACTTGGCTTCACAACTCTGACGTCTTTGGGTGACTTGGTGCTACCAATCATCCGCTCTGGCTCATTCTCTGACTGGGCGAAGGGCGTACACAAGTGGAAGTCTGACCCAGAATACGCGCAGTTCATTCACGATACTGGCGTCGCAATGGAGAACATCGTCCACGAGCGCATGGTTCACATGTATGGTGCGGTCGATGGAAAGCTGACCAACGCATTCTTCAACGCAACAATGCTAACGCCTTGGACTGACATGAACCGTCAGATCGCAGGTGCTACTGGCTACGAAGCGATGAAGACCATGCAGCGTAAGGCTCGCAAGCATTACAAAGACGGGCTTCCAATCGGCGAGCAGCCTGTTCAGTACAAGACAGCAGCACGCTTCTTGAATGGCTATGGACTGGGCGATTACTTGCCGAGCGGTGTGAAGAAAGACATCAGTCTTGGCGACCGCAAGTTGATGGCTGGCGATCCTGCACTTGGTCAGGCGATGATTAAGTTCGCAGACGAAGCGATCTTCCAGCCGAACCCGAACGACATCCCACTCTGGGCGCAAACGCCTTGGGGTTCGATGCTGTTCCAACTGAAGTCATTCCCACTAATGATGACGCGTCTTGGCGGACACGTCGTGGATGAAGCCATGAAGGGCAACGTAAAGCCTCTGGCATACTTCGCAACACTTGGCCCTGCATTCGGTATGGGTGCGCTGGCTGCGAAAGACATCATCCAGATGCGTGGTGGCGACGACGAGCGTAGTCCAGAGCTACGGCGCCGCAACATCCTGAAGGTTCTTGGCTACGACGAGAAGGTCCACGGCAACGAGCAAGACTTCCTTGGCTGGTATGTCGAAGGGATGATGATGATGGGTGGCCTCGGTCTTATCGGGGACGTCATGCACAGCGCAGTCACTCAGGTGGACAACGGTGCATACGGTAAAATCCGCATCGCCTCCACAGTAGCGGGTCCATCATTCGGTGCGTTTATGTCAGCGGTCGATGTGGCTGCTGGCGGCAAAGACGCAGTGATTGGTGGCGACAACAGCAACGCAAAAGAACGGTCAGCCGTCCGAGAGATGGCCACACGCATTCCTGTCGTTGGCGGCATCAGAGCCGCACGCGAAGGAATTGTCGATACTCTGGCAGGTGAGCCAGACAGCGGCAGACGCAAGCGCAACCCATGGCAATCAAGCTGGAGTAGCGGTTGGGAATAAGGAGCAAAGGAGCAACTGATGCTACAAGCACTCATCGGTCCTGTAACTGGCTTGTTGGACAAGTTCATTGAGGACAAAGACCAAAGGGCGCAACTCGCCCACGAAATAGCAACCATGGCGGAGCGTCACGCGCACGAAGCCGCCATGGCTCAGATCGACGTAAACAAACAAGAAGCTCAACACCGATCCGTCTGGGTCGCTGGTTGGCGACCTGCATGCGGATGGCTTTGCGCTGCCGCAATGGGCGCACACTTCGTGATCTTCCCGACAATCGCCGTCGTAGCGACGGCGTTCGGACAGACGGTCGACTTCCCAGAGTTTGACATGAACAGCTTGATGACCGTCTTGCTTGGCATGCTGGGTCTTGGCGGTCTTCGCAGCTTCGAGAAAAGCAAGGGGGTTGCGAAGTAATGCCTGACTTTGGCGACATCAAGAACATAATTGCTGCGGTGGGTGCGCTCATCGCTGCAATATCTGGTGGAGCTACATTGTCTGGCAAGTTCGGGTGGGATTGGTTCGACCGTCCTGTACTCGAATGGCACCCAGAGCAGTTCAACGTCTTCGATGGCTGGATCGACGAAGGTTTCAAGGTCGTCGTCGCACGGCAAAAGCTACGCGACGATTGTGAAGTCACTGGCTTCCGCGTGGAACTTCGCGACAGCGAGTATATCGTACACCCACTGACCCCATCAGTAGCGAAGTTTAGTGGGCCAGCAAGCGAGAACGTCGACCTATTTGGATACCGCGTCTACCTCCCTGAGATGCACGCAGAAAAGGTGGCGATTGGAGAGGCAACTCTTCTTGGCCAGATTAAGTACGCATGCCCAGAAGGCGAGCAAATCGTGACCTATCCATCTCACCCAAATCTCACATTCAATATACTAGGAGTAAGCAGCGATGAGACACATTGATGAGATCGTAATTCACTGCACAGCCACAAACCCAAGCTGGTATGCAGACAAGAGTGCGCAAGATGTTGCGCAAGAAATCCGCAGATGGCACACGCAAGAACGTAAATGGAGCGACATTGGCTACCATTTTATCGTACATCGTAATGGGGAGGTCGCAACTGGTCGCCCTGTCTCGCGTTCAGGTGCGCACGTCGCAGGACATAACAAAAATACGATTGGCGTTAGCTTGGTCGGTGGTCGTGGCGGCTGCTCAGACGACAGCTTCCTCGACAACTTCACGGAAGAGCAGGAGAAAGCACTGCGTGAACTGATCGAAGACCTAAAGAAAGACCACAAGACCATCACAAAGGTGACAGGCCACAACGACTATGCGTCAAAGGCTTGCCCCTGTTTTGATGTCGATGAGTGGTACTAGCGTTTCTTTAATATTTCATCGAGGCGGGACTGACGTTCTGCCTCGTTACTTACGAACTCACCACCGAGGGCGCTGTATCCACATTTGTCGATCCAACTATCCTCATGGCCCAGAGAGTTCAAAAGTCTTGACGTCTTCATCCAGTCAAGCATCAGAGCAACGTGCTGTGCTGTGAGGTATCCGTGAGACGTAAGCGCAGATTTAAGGATAATGTTCCACCCTTCCGCAATGCGCTCGAAGTTTTCATGTGCGTCGCCATAGTCTTGAGCGCGTTGGCCATTGATATACTCGTTCGCCTTCTCTAGGATTTCATCCCTCTTCATCGTCACGCACCTCGTAGTCGACAAGCCATTTGAACCGCATCTTCAGCGCATCAATGTCCGCCTCGACAAGACGCACATCATGCTTCCTGTTTGAAATATCTGCACGCACCCGCTTACGTTTGTCTCGCGCCTTTGCAATCTCGTCCGAATTGCGAGGTCTTGCGTCTTGCAGTTCCTCGATCCGCTCGGAGATGCTGGTCACTTCGTCTTCCATATCGTTGACGTGCTTCAGAATACTAGATCGTTTCTGTGATAGCTTCGTAAATTCTTCCAAAATATCCGTAAACTTCATGCGGTTATTCCTTCGGCAATGGCTCGTATGTTTCATAGTCTGCACAAGGGCCATTGGCTTCTTTGTCATGCTTGTCGCAATGCCACGCTCCACTAGGATGGGCTGAAGAAAAGCGGCATGTTCCGCATCGTACTGGAATGTCCATGCCTTCCCAACATACGCCACGCTTGAAGCATCCGCGACATCTCCAATCAGTCCCGTCGTCGCTGATCTTTCTGGCTTTTCCAAGGACAACACGTTCGATGCGTTCCTTGATGTGTGCAAATTCAAATTCGTCATAGTCTACTAGCTCCGCATGGTATTCGCAGTTGTTCTTATTGATGGCGATGAACAAGGTCTGCGTCATATCGGACATGCCCATCATCATTTGGACCTGCCCGAAATACTGTGGGTGAGATGACTTCACCCCATTTTTCTTAAACTTATTGAAGCTCGCATCGTTCATGGATTTAATTTCCAAGACGCGCACGATGCCATCGTCAAGCTCGACGTGGCCATCCATATGACAGACGATGTGTCCGCCCCATGCTTCGTATGTATGCTGTCTGTTTGTTAAGCCGTCTACTTCCCAGACGCGGATGTCTGCTTTCTTCTTGAGGTCTTTTACGACTTCGTCTTCGAGGATGTGGCCCAACTGGAATATTCGCTTGAGGCGAGGGTCTGGCTCCACATTAGGAAATCCGCGTAAGTTGTACGCGATTGCGGCGTCGCATGCGTTTCCGATGATGGACGCGCCGATATACTCTCTGGCTCTTTCTTCTCGTTTGGCATTGTCGTACCCTTCGTCAATGGCGAAAACGACTTCTTCTGCTGTCTTTACCTGCACTGCTTTGCCCTATTCTTGTTAGGTTGAGGGGGGCAAAGCCCCCCTCAATATGTCATTAGAACGGGATTTCGTCGTCCATCTTAGTGGGTTTAGAGGACTTGTCGGAGCTTCCTTCATTATCTGAAGCGAGCGGTTTGAAGCTCTTAATCTCCGTCTGCTGACGTTGGTTTCCATCTCTGTCTTGCCATGGTTTGCCCAAGCCAATGTAGACCTGACACTTCAGACCTACCAAAGTGGAAACATCATCTGGTTTGTCAGGGTTTGGGTGGCCCCCCGCAACCAGAAATGACTTCAACTGACGCAAGCCGATCTCAACAGCTTGCGCATTTGAATGGTGGACATTGAAGTTCATTCGAATGTCACCCGCACCATCGACGTCTTCGAAGTCTGCGACCACGCGTTTGTTTGCGCTGTCGCCGATGCTTTCGACCTTCGCCGATGTGCATTTTACTGTGTAATTACCTGTGTCCAGACGACGGGAGCCTTCGCTCTCCTCAACCTTTGAAAGGTCTAAGTCTCCAAAACCACTCCAACTCATTTTTCATCTCCTATCTTTTTGTCAGATTGAGCCGATTGATATTTCTCCCACTCGTCGTCTGGCATAGACATGCGAGACAGGAGTTCAGTTACGTCATCCACCTTTTCATATGGCTTCAGACGTTGGCGGGGATCACGAACCTTGCCGTGCCATCCGCTTGCCTCATCAGTCACGACGTAACGTGAAACCTTGGGCATACCTTGGTCGTTCTTTTCCGTCGTGCGCACACCGCACAAGACGTGGTCGAACAACGCAGGGATTTGCTTCGCCACCTTCTGGCCTTTTACAAATGGCCAATACTGGGTGACATCGTTTGCGTCTTGCTCTTCAGCAGCAAGGCAGGTGACATAAACGTGCATGTCCAGATCGCGTATCCATTTCAGGGTGCCGATCATCATCCGTGAGTAGTCTGCCCATAGCTGAAAGCCGTTGTTGTTATGCTTATGCTCGACCTCTAGGTGTTCGATCAGGCGTTCAGCCAGTTCGGTCAAGCTGTCGATGGCGATCCATTTGTAACCTGCCTTCTGAAAATCTTCAGTGGCAATCATCTTACAGATACCTCGGTAAGAATACACGCCGCCCTCTGGATCGTGGCTGCCATCCCATGAGGAGAATGGAACGTAGTCGATGTCGACGTCTTCGACAGACTTCAGTCCGCTTTCGCCTGAGATAATCAAGCCCTTTCCAAAGCGCTTTTGATAGTACCGACATTGGTACGTTTTACCGTACCCATGGTGAGCGTAGAGCAGCACCTTTGTGGGGCCATCCTTTGTAATGGATGACGTCTTGGGGAAATTAAACATGTGGGATCACCTTAATTTTCGGTTTGTCTAGCTTTCGAGTGAGAGCAAATTTCAGCTTCTCCTGCTCGCTTGTTGGAAGTTTAAGGAACTTCCGCTTGTCTACGGTCAACGACCGCTTGACGTGATCGGGCAAGTCACCTTGAGAGAATGCTTTCTCCAATGCTTCCTTGTCCCACGTCCACCGCTCAGAGCGGTTGACGACGACCTCAAAGCTGTCCGTCGACATTGCGAGTTCGCCTGCCTCTTCTGGAAAGACATACGCAATTTCTGTTTCGACTTGGGCTAAGAGAATGGTCAGAGCTTCTAGCTGATTAGACACCTCAAGGTGTTGCTTCGCTAAATCCTCCAGTGTTTTACTTCGCTCGGAAGGTTTGGGGGTCTTCTTGCCTATGCTATCAAAGACATCCCATTCATCGCTTTCGATCATATGCTCCTCCTGTGAACTCACCAGCTACAAAATCGTTTGGTGTCTTGTCACACCCACAGGTGTAGTATATATGATACAAGGTGTCAACAACATGGAGTAGATAAATTGTCTGCACGATTGAACATTGAAGCGTTGATCTGTGATCTTGGAGGAGCAGCCGAAGTGGCCAAGATAGCAGGTGTGGTGCGCACTGCCCCGTATGGGTGGGTGAAACGTAACTACGTTTCCAGTTCAGTCTTGGAGAAAATCAAAACTGCCAAACCTGACATTGACTTAGACTTATACTTTCACGAGGTGGACGATGACCAAGACAAAACTGGAGGCCGCACTTGAGTATTTGGATCGCGGCTGGGCCGTTATCCCTATCAAGGGCGACAAGAGACCCGCAATAAAGTGGGCAGATTTCCAACAGAGGCACCCGACTGAAGAAGAAGTCATAGACTGGTGGACCAAGTGGCCAGACTATGACATCGCAGTCATCACAGGTGAGATAAGCGGCATCGTCGTGGTCGACTGTGACAACGAAGAAGCCGTGGACGCATCCCAAGAAGCGGGAATGCAAAGTCCAATCAGGGTGAAGACCAAGCGCGGTCTTCACCTTTACTTTGAACACCCAAAAGATGGCATCCGTCGTGGCCCACGGGCAGGTGTGAACAGCAGAGGAGCGGACTGGCCAAAGATCAATGGCCTAGACTTCAGAGGGGACGGCAGCTATGCGCTGCTTCCCCCATCCAACAACTATGAATGGATAATACCGCCATACATGGACTGGGATGAGATGCCCATGTGGCGTGACTGGCGTCCGACGCTGAAGGAAGACCGTCTTACAGCAGACTTCACTTTCTCAAAGCTCGACCTGTCTTCGATTGATCCTCTTGATCCAGACGAGTTCATCAGTGAATGGGATCGCACCGCCAAGTATGTGATCGAACACTTCCCATCCACCAAAAAGATACCAACTGGTGCAGGCAATGGACGCAACGAGCGTGTGATGCGGTACATCAGCGAGAGTATTCTGGAAGGTTTCTTTGGGCCAGAGCTACGCGTGCGTGGCTTCGCCTTTATGAATGAGTTCTTTGAGGAGAGCCTAGACGAGCGAGAGTTCGAGGCGACGGTCCAGTCTATGGAGCAGGCTGAACGTCGTAACCATCCCGAACGCTTCGACGACAAAGGCCAGTACATATACAGCCGTGACTTGGCCCCAAAGAAAGAAGAAAACAAGAAACGCAAGCTCATTCAGATGCGGGATGCGGAGCAACTTTTAGAGGAAGCAGACGCAAAAACCTATTTGATAGAGCCGTGGCTTCCTGCTAATACAATCGTGCAGGTTTTCGGATATTCTGGGCATGGGAAATCCTTGTTCGTGCAGCACGCTGTAACGGCGTTATGCGCAGGAAGGAAATACTTTGGACCGTTTGAGATCGGTCGACCTGCACGAGTTCTCTACCTCGACTTTGAAATGGGTATGGCCACGATTGCCAGACGTCTGATGGAGATGCGCCAGATGCACGGCGACACTCAAGACCGCCTGAACATCTGGACGCCATTCATCGAGGGACGGGAGATCGACTTGCAGACGCGGGAAGGTCTCCTCGATCTACAGGAATGGATCAAGTTCGCTGGCCCAGACGTCGTCGTGATCGACACCATCCGCTCTGCATACCCAGGGATGGCAGAAAATTCGGCAGACGAATGGGCCAAAGTGAACAAGCTGGCGGTCACGCTGCGAAACTCTGGTCTTGCTGTTATCCTTATTCACCACAGCAACAAGCCGTCTGAGAGTGGCGTCGGCAGGGAAGCTGGCTCAACCAACCAGTTGACCGTCTTGGAGACGCAGATCAGGGTGGCTCAAGTCTTCAGGGATGAGGAGACGGCGAAGCAAAACGCTGGCCTGTACGACAATAACTATGACAACCCCGTCTGGCCATTGCTGGAGAGCAAGCTGCCGCCAGAGTATCGTCTGTATATGGTGATGGAAATTAGGTACGGCAAAGTCCGAGAGTGGACTGATCTGCATGACCGTGTGCAATGGATTGGATACGCGGCGCACAACACAACAGACGAGAAGATCGTCGTGAGTAGCAAGTCCACCAAGCAGCGTGCAAAAGACATGGCCCTAGAAGGTCTGTCTGCTCCTGCTATTTCCGATAAGCTGCATCGACCTCTACGGTTGGTCCGTGAGTGGCTCGAACTTCGAGATACTTCTTCCTAGCTTTTATTTCTTCTGGCGTAAGGTGGCGGACTGACGTCACCTTCGCCTCTGGGAAGTGGTCTCGAACTCTATCAACTAGCTCTGCTATTTCTGGATACTTGCGACGGTTTTCCTCGACAAGTTTCTTCCGCATAAGCTCTTCGTAACGTAGCTTATCTGCGGCTATTTCTTCCTTGGTTGCCATGTTTTCTCAGAATTAAAATCGTCTAGGCGTGTGACTTTGTCACCTCGACGTTGCTGTCGTTTCACGACCGAGGCAGGCACTCCCGTGCCTGTCTCGGCCTAACGTCTCGCGACGATTTTAACTTTTCTGATGGGAAAGTCAACACCTTTGACACCTTTGGGTGTTGATTTTTAGTAGTGTTACTTATACATTTGCACCATGAACAACTGTGCGACAAGGAAATATCATGCCAAAGATGGTTCACGTCTCCGACGCGGACCTGAGTTGGCTCAAAGATAACCATCACGAACACTCTTACCACGACATGGCCAAGCGTATTGGATGCTGTGTCGACACCCTGAAGAGAATACTTGTACGAGAAGGTCTTCAGGAATTTGACGGAGCCAAGTATCAGGTTCGCACAATCGACAAAACTAAAATATGGACACGTCCCTGTATGTCTTGCGGGGAGGAAGAAGAGCGTCCTCGGTTCTGGTACTTCTGTCGTAGCTGTAGGAAAACAATGGGATATACGGAATGACCAAAGCGCATAAGCGTAAGGGCGACGCATATGAGAGAGAGTTAGCAGCATACATCAACGACGCAACAGGACTTAACTGTTCTCGCGCACCCCTATCAGGCGGGGGAAAGGTCGGGATGCACGGCACCGCAGACTTGATCGGAACGCCAGCACTATTCGTCGAAGCCAAACGAGTAGAGCGATTAAACTTTCACGACGCACTCAAGCAAGCAGAAACCAACATCCAAAAGACGAACAGCATGTGCATGCCCGTCGTCGTCAACAGACGATCCAGAATGAAGACGGGCGAAAGTCTCTGCCTCCTAAGACTTGACGATCTCCTCAAGCTCTACCGCTGTTACCTCGTCCTCAACGGCTATACAAAGGACGACCACTAACGTCTTCGATGCCATAATCCTCAAGAAAGCGAGGACATAATGGCTGCAAAGAAGAAGAAACGCTGTAACGTATCCCTTTCCGTCAAGCGCGGAGAGAAGAAACCTGCTTCTCAGGGCGCAGGTCTGACCGCAAAAGGTCGTGCCAAGTACAACAAAGCGTGCGGCTCCAAGCTCAAAGCCCCCCAACCATCTGGCGGTTCTCGCAAGAAATCCTACTGCTCACGCTCCGCTGGCCAGATGAAGATGCACAACATCAGTTGTTCCAAGACGCCAGAGAAACGTATCTGCGCAGCACGCAGACGTTGGAAGTGCTGATGGCAGACCCCAAAGACATAGCAGATGAAATCTTCAAGTGGTCTAACGAAGTTATCGAGACACCACTAGAAGTCTTCGGTGGCCTCCCCGCCTGCCCGTTTGCACGGGCGGCGTGGGAGCGACAAAACGTCATGCTTCACGTTCTCTACGACATCGACGTCATCACCGACATCAAGCTCGCCATCAACCCCTTCGCTCCCAACGTACACATCTGCGCATGGGTAGACTACGACGAGATGACAGCCGACGAGTTCCAAGCATGGATCGACCACCACAATGAGAACCATTTCGGTGTCTGGCTCATGGGCTTTCACCCAGACAGCGACGAAAATGTAATGACACCCGAGTTCGATGGCCTCGTTGAGGACGACTACGCCCTAGTTCTTGTGCAATCATTGCAACATCTGGTGGAGGCGTCTGACAAACTTCGTCGCACAAGTTACTACGACGCATTCTCACCAGAGGACATGTCATACATCAACTATCGCAAGGAGATTTACGATGCGTGGAATGAAAAAATCAGTTCGCAAAAAGCCTTCCTCTACCAAGAAGAAGAAGCGATAAACTAGGAGGCCACAATGGCAAGAATGCGTAAAGACAGAGGCGTCGTCTTCGGCACATCTGCAACATCTAGCCGCAACCAACCAGTGATGGGCGGCAACCAGTTTCAAAATGCTTCGAACGTGTCGTCGCAGTTCGGTTCATCCCTATCCCGCACCCCAGTCTACTTGGGTCGTCAACGGTCGATGCGTCGATGAAGTCACGTCAAGTCAAAACAGTCGGTCGCAAGACCAAGTCAGCCAACATGCAGCACGACATATGTCCCTGCGTCTTGGCTAACAACAAAAGGAGTAAGTCCAAATGATGGGTCGTAAAAAACCAATGCGTCGTGGCGGCGGAGGCATGCAAGCCCCAAGCCCACAGCAACGTATGCAGGCGAAGATGATGTTCGAACGCATGTCTCCCGCCCAAAAGCGCCAGTTCGCAGCAATGCGCAACGCCATGGCACAGAAGATGGGCCGCCGCTAATGTCCCTCGTGCGCAACATAAACAAGCGCAAGAGGGCAGGGACCAGTAGGCCGAAGTCGCGATCAACCGTGTCCGCAAAAGCATACGCGGACATGAAGAACAACTGGGGCAAGAAGAAAAAGAAATGACTTTCTCGTCTAACATGGAAGGCCGAGACATCGCCTCCCTCATCAACGAAACAGCATCAGCCCTTGGCGCCGACCCTGTCGATCTAGCAACCGTCATCTCTTACGAGACAGGTGGCACCTTCGACCCCATGGAAGTCGGCCCAACCACCAAGTGGGGGCAGCACCGTGGCCTCATCCAATTTGGCGAACCCCAAGCCGAACAGTACGGCGCCGACTTCTCATCCGCAGACGCAGCCCTCACCTCACAACTCGGAGCCAACGGAGCTATCGTCAGATACCTCCGCCAAAACGGCTATCAAGAAGGCATGGGCATCCTCGACCTGTATTCGATCATCAATGCAGGCGCACCCAATATGTATGGCGCATCCGACGCAGCAGCGGGCGGCGCTTCAGGGACTGTCCGCGACAAGGTTACGTTCCAGATGGGCGACCATCGCACAAAAGCCTTGGCCCTGCTTGGCAACGAACACCCACAACCAGACGCCATGGCCTCTGCCATTGACGCAGCCGTC